GTGCCTCAGAGACAGTCTGTCAAGTACTAACCCAGAGTTACAGGAGGGTAATTTATGGGTTGTGCTTGTGAAACTGTTGATCTCGTCCTAACTTGGTGGCATGACCGTTCTGTCACTGCCCAAGAGGGATCGCTCCGCGCCACTCAAAGAGCGTGTCGCTGAGGAGATTCGCGTACTCGCTGCGCGGCACAAAGGCGAGGGAGTCAATCAGACCGTGTTGGCCTCGGTGATCGGGGTATCCCAGAGCCAGATGAGCAAGCGGCTACTAGGCAAGACGCCATTCACCCTGAATGAGCTGGAGGCGATCGCCAGATACTTTGACGTCGATGCGGCCGAACTCCTGGGTGGATCAAGAAACCCCCACCCGGATGGACCGGATGGGGGGATGGTGCGCCGTGAGGGAATTGAACCCCCAACCCGCTGGTTTAGAGGCAACGATTTGGCAAGTAGAGGCAACGATCTGGCAAAGGTGGCCTGAGCGGGCAGAACCTGAGGCCATGGTCATGCCCATGACTGCCAACGTGTCTTCGTCCTGGGTTGAGCCGCTCGACCAGTGGGAGGCATGGATGCGAGCCGCCGACAGACCAGTAACCACGCGGTATCTGAGGGATTACCAGATGCGGAGGTTCGCGGCCGAGGCCGGTTGCCACCCGTGGGATGTGACCACCGACGAGCTGGTCGCATGGCTCGGAGGCCAAGAGTGGGCCACCGAGACGAGGCGCTCCTACCGGGCCGCGCTGCGGTCGTTCTACGGCTGGGCGCACACCTCAGGGCGGATGAGCCACAACCCGGCCGGGCTGCTGCCGCCGATCAAGCCACCGGTACGCCTACCCCGGCCGACCCCTGAGACCATCCTCGCGGCCGCGCTCTTGGTCGCTGACCAGCGGGTACAGCTGATGGTGCTGCTCGCTGCCCGTGAAGGGTTGCGCCGGTCCGAGATAGCCCAGGTGCACACCCGCGACCTTGAGCAGGACCTGCTCGGGTGGTCGCTGCACGTCCATGGCAAGGGCGCGAAGGAACGGATGGTGCCGTTATCGGAGCATGTGCGGGTGCTACTGAGTAGCGCGCCGGAGGGGTTCTTGTTCCCTGGTCGGATTGAGGGGCACCTGTCGCCGGCGCACGTTGGCAAGCTGGTCAGCAAGGTGCTTGGGGTGGGTTGGACGGCGCACACGTTGCGGCACCGGTTCGCGACTGTCGCCTATGCGGGTGAGCGTGACCTGTTTGCGGTGCAGAGGTTGTTGGGGCATTCGAAGCCGGAGACGACGCAGTTGTATGTGCTGATTCCTGATGCGTCGTTGCGGGCCGCGGTCGAGTGGGCGGCCTGAGAACGCACGAACGCCCCTCGCCTCCGATGAAGGAGACGAGGGGCGAAGTGTCGAGCTGGGTCAGGCGGGTGGTGCAATGACGATGCCGAGCAGGATCAGGGCGACACCGACCACGAGGACCAGCAGGGAGCGGTGGACGATCGGGTCGATGCGGACTCGGATCCGTGGCCGGTCGTCCCGGACGTACCTCGAGGCGAGCAGGCGGGCGCGGGCTTGCTCGTAGCCCGGACTGTGACGGGCGGGCATGGCTAGCCGGCTGCGGGTGGTGTGACCGGGCTGACCTGGGAGCGGGTGACGAACGCGAGGCCTGCGGTGACGAACGCCATGATGAAGCCAACCTGTTCGGCAGTGACGGGCAGCCCGAAGCTGACCCCGAGGGCAATGGCGGCGCCGACGAATCCGACGATCAGGGCTGGTTCTTTGGTCCACATAATGTCTCCTAGAACTTGTTGAGGTTGTTGGCCACGGCGTGAGCCCACGCGCGGCTTGAGATGGGTCCCCAGTCGCCGTCATCGGTGACGTGGATGGCTCGCTGGATCGCCTTGACTGTGGTGATCCGTGCGGCTTCGGACTTCGGTCCCCAGTCGCCGTCAACTCGGGTGCCGACCCAGCCTTGGAGGGCTCGGATGTTGGTCAGGGTGCGGCGGATGACGGCGGAGGCTGCGGCGTTCGTGCCCGGGCCCCACTTGCCGTCGGCGGGGACGTGGACGGCGCGCTGGACGGCGACCGTCTGCGGAATGTTGCGGGTGCTCGGTGCCGCCTTCGTCACGGCTTTCACGACGGCCTTGACCACGGTGCCGACTGCGACCTTCACTGCGATGAGCACACCGTTCCAGCGGCCCGCATTGACGTAGGCGTAGAGCGCTGCGCCGGGGCAGGCGGTGGAGACCAGGTCACGATGCCCGATCACTCGAGCGCCAGCGCCGGCCTTGCGGCACAGGCCGATCGCGGTCCCGATCCCAGCGAGCATCAACACGCTCGGGGTGTCCTTGGGGCCACCGAGCGCGCACACTGCGTACCAGTTGAGGTTCGCGGATGTGGTGCCGTTCGCTGCCGAGCCGCGTCCTGTGCCGCGTCCCTCGAACACGTTGCCGTGCGGGCAGACGAGGAACGAGTAGGCGATGTCAGCCCAGCCGTTGTGGTCGATGTGGTAGTTCTGGATGCCGCGGACCTTGTCGTCGCACAGGGAGTCGGGGGATGAGCCGAGGTTGGCTGCGGAGTAGTGGACTGCAACCCCGAGCGGGTGCGGGCTGATGGTGTTGCCGTTGGACTTGGGTGGGCGGGCGCCCCATTGGGCGCGGGTGATGAACGTCATGTCAGGCTCCTGGGTTGAGGGCTTGGTAGATGTTCACGGCGATCAGGACGCCTGCGAGGATCGCAAACAGTTTCGTGATAGGTGACCAGCCGAGCGCAGCCTTGGTGGCGTTCTCCCGCTCAGTGATCGCAGCCTTGTTGGTCTCCGCGCGCGCAGTGCCCTCCGCCGTCTCCTTGGCGTCCTTCAGTGCGGTCGCGAGCGCCACCGCGGTCTCCCTGGACGCTTTCGCCTCGCCGGCGAGTTCCTGCACCGCCAGCGTCAGATTGGACTCAACGTCAACGACCTTGGCGAGGACACTGTTTATTGAAACCAGCTGGGCGTCGTGGTGGTCTAGGCGGATGGAGACTTTGCCCGCGACCACGCCGCGTTCGAAGGCTTCCGTTGAGGACTCAGGCATGGGTGTCACCTCGCGTCGAGTCGGGCGTAGGGTTCGGCATTGTCAGCCCTTCTGTTGGGGGTTGATGCTCGGTCCCCGTCGTCACTGGACCGTGGCGGCGGGGTTCGGAGGAAAGTTGGTCCGGTTCACCTATTGACAAGGTGTATTACACCTGCGAATGTTGGGGACATGCCGAACCAGCCGAAGACACCAGGACACACGATCCGCGTCCCTGATGACGAGTGGATTCCAGCCCGCGAGAAGGCGACCCGTGAGGGCGAGACGATGACTGACGTGATCCGGGCAGCGCTCAGGCGCTACGTGGTGGGCGCGCTGGCTGTGGCGTGTTTCGTCGGCGGCGGTTACCTCGCGGCTGGATACCTGCACCCCGCACAGGCCACACCCGTCACCACAACGGTGGACCAGACCAAAGTCTGGAACGACTTGCAGCGGCGAGCCGACGATCTTCGCCGGAACCTGCCACCCGTAGCACCAACACCAGCACCCACGCACGACACTGAGAGAAGCGTCTGATGGAACTGTTCACCAACGGCCGACTGACCGACCTCGGCGCCCTCGTCTTCGCCATCGTGGTGACCGTCGCCATCCTCTGGGCGGTCATCGCTCGCGCGTACCGTACCGAGCCTGAGCGCCTCGTGTGGCCACCTGCTGAGCGTCGTGAAGCCCGCCGGTTGAGCGACGCCGCCGACCTAGCCGCAGCGAACGAGGCCGGGCACTAGCGCAGCAGGACCTCACCGACGATGACGGTGTCAGGCGTCCGCGGGGAATGGCGCACAGGAGTTGAAGGACAGTGAGGTCGCCGCGGCGGTGGTGACCTGCCCGACCACGCCGGTGTTCGCCACCTGGCAGCGGACCGACGCGCCGGAGTTCTCCGCCAGGAAGACGAGCGTGATCCCGGGTCGGAACAGTTGCGGCAGCGTGAACGCGGCCGCGGACGCGCCGGTCGAGGATGCCCGGCCCTGAAGGTAGGTGATGCCGTTCTTGCGCCGGTACTGAGGTGTGGTTATGGAGACCCACCCAGACGCCAGGGCGGGCGTGATCCACCCGGTGTCGTCCAGGGCGGAGAGGAGCACCCAGGCGGTCCCGTTGTGCACGTACAGCTGGTTGACGTCGGACAGCCACGAGACCATCCCCCCGACCGGGGCGGGGATCGCCGCGGCGCGGGCCGTCGACGACGCGAACCGCATGTTCCCGCGCGGGGCAGCCCAGTCGACGATCGCCTTGGAGATGTTGGCCAGGTCCGGAGGGTCACTGGGGGCCAGGTACGGTCCGGCCTGGACCGGCTCGAAGGATGTCATGGGGTGCCTTCCGGTGGGACGTAGGGCTGCGGGTAGTCGGCGGCGATAGCGACGGCTGATGTCGGGGTCAGGACCACCGCCGCCACGAGGGCGGGGTCGAAGCCCAGGGAACGCATCGCGTCGACCAGGACCAGGGGGTCAGTGGGGGTCTTAGGCAACTTCGGGGTGTCGGTCGGGACGGTCATCGTGGGAGCCCTTCTGGTGTCATGCGGGCACGGAGTACGCGAGCTCGAGCTGTAGGTTGAAGAACCACGTCCAGTCCGCATAGGCCGTCGAGTCGACGCCGACACCTGTGGCGGTCCCGGCGAGCAACGCGGTCAGCCACGTCGAGGGCAGGTCCCACACGCCGGACTGCCCGTCAGCCAAGGTCCCGGGCGCCCACGCCGAACCCGTCCACGTGGGAGCGCCGGACGGGATGGCCGTGTAGGTGTGCATCCGCAGGCGCGGGGTCACCAAGGTCGACTCGCCGGCGCCACCGAACCGGGTCAGGCGCAGCTTCGCGGCGGTAACCGTCGCCCCGGCCGGCAGCGCTGTAGTGATCCCGGGTGTGTACCAGACGCCAGCCCGGCGGGTGGGGTCAGCTGGGTCGGCCATACCCTGCCCGACCATATCGAAAAGGGGGACACTCCAGTTCCAGACCGGGTTACTCGTCAACCAGGCACCCCTCCACGCCGCCACGATCACGACCGTCACCTGGTTGTAGAGGGTTGTCGCGGCGACGAGCTGTTTGGACAGCTTGCCCAACACCACCCACATGGCGCCCACCCGGGACACCACCACAACATCCGCCACGACCGGGGTATACGACCCGATCCAACGCACGCCGGTAATGACGTCCCCGGCAAGGCTCACTGTCAGTGACGCGTCGGCGGCGTCGATGGCGGTCACCGAGCCCAGGCGCATCCCGGCCCGTTGGGAGCGGGCTATCCGTTCGAGCAGTGGGTCGAGCAGCGGGTCAGGCATAGGTGATCGACCCCACGTCCCTGGTCTTCATCGGGAAGTCCCCGCCGGCAACAAGCG